TGGGTTCAACTTAGGTAGACCTACTGGTTACATCGAAGACTTCAATGCACTGGATGATGCAACCAAGCAAGTGATACGTTCAGTCAAACGTGTCATGGTATACTACGGTACTGTCACACTGGACAGCCCTATGAATGAGAAGGGTGAACCAGTAGATGCACCATCAAGTGTACCGTTTGTCATGGATGTAAAGAACCGTGACAGCTTGAAGAGTATCAACGGTGTGATGAGTAACTTCAAGAAGAAGAACATGTTACCTATCATGTCTACTATAAGTTTAACAGGTGTGGAAGATAGCATACCTACTGGTGCTAAGTTTGGTAAGATACAAGCAAGCACTGGTGATGCTGTTGAACTTGCCAGTGAAGACAACGATACCCTCAAGGACTTCCTAGAACTCATTGAGTATAGCAACGGTAAGATACTAGACTTACACCATGAACGTGCAAAGATTGGTACGGATGGTGACTCAGATCTTGTCGAAGGTATAATCAATAATGACTTCGTGGAGGTAGCTGAGTAATGAACCACCCTGCTGAACTACAGGTCTTCAGCTATCTGCAAAAGGCCATGAAGGGTGAAGCTACAATGACAGAGGAGGTAGCCGAACAGGTTGCCTCCGATGTTAAAGCTGCCTTGGACAAACAATTTAACTCGCCACCACGTGATGAGTTCAGACTACGTATGTCTAATATAGGTAAACCCAAGTGTCAGCTATGGTTTGAGAAGAACGATCCTGAAGATAAGATACCTTTGCCTCCACACTTCCTGATGAACATGATACTAGGTGATCTAGTTGAGGCTGTATTCAAAGGGTTGCTACGTGCAGCAGGTGCTGAGTTCAAAGACAACGATACTGTCACACTCACACTGCCTGATGGACAGGAGATCAAGGGTGAGTACGACATGGAAATGGATGGCAAGATAGATGATGTAAAGTCTGCATCACCTTGGTCATACGCTAACAAGTTTGACTCATTCGAATCTTTACAGAAGGGTGATGGCTTCGGTTACATACCACAATTAGTGGGCTATTCTAAGGCTGCAGGAAAAGAAGTAGGTGGTTGGTGGGTGGTCAATAAAGGCAACGGTGAGTTTAAGTATGTCAGTGCTTCGGAGGTTGACTCTGAGCAGGTAAT